CAATTCTTTTTGCAACAAAGTCTGGTAAAATAGATTTTAAATTTTCAAGAGAAAAGAAGTCTTTTATTCTTTGAAAAGTATTACCGATAGTTTCAAATACACTATCTATTTTTTCTTTTATTTTATCGCGAAAACTAATAGCTGATTCTTTAATAGAATCACTTAATGTTTTAAATTCATCTATAACTTCTGGTTTTAGTGTAAACGCTTCTTTGACTCTCAAACCAAACTTTTTAGCATCTTTTAAAAATGGAGAGTCTTGTCCTTCAGCTCCAAATAAATAATCAAATCCATCAGCCAACTTAGGTATATCACCTTTTTCAATATTAGGCAATAGTGCTAATAAATTTAATGGATTAAGTTCATCTAAAAATTGTGATACACCTTTACCAAATTGTTTTAAACTTTCTCCTAGTGTAAACTCTTCATGTCCTGGAGTTCCAGCAAATATAGCATTTTTTAATCCAGTAAACATGTTATCAACTGCTGTTGTTATCTCTGGAAAATTTTCAGCAAAAAAACCTAATTTTTCAGGTTCCATACCTTCAGGCATAGGTGGTCCTTGTACTTCAGGTTCTTTTTTACCTGGTGCAAAAAAACCTTTATCATCACCTCTAATTAATTTATTAATTACATCAGCTGCAAATACAGTACCAAATAATCCTCCAAGAGTTGAAATTCCTTTTTTTAATTTTGAAGTAGCAGCTGCTGCAGCTTCTTTGATTCCAGTACCTTCTGTTCTTTTAGATTCAGTTTTAGATTCAGCTTGAGCTGCTTCAGCAGCATCCATAGCTCTTGCTTGTGCTTCATTTGTAGCCATTGCATTTTGTAATAATGTTCCAGTATCTTGTTTTATTTTGATTAGAACTGAAAGTATTTGTTCAAAAATTGATTTTGATGGGTCAATAGATACAGCTTCAGGTGTTTCTTGTACAACTCCACCACCACCAGCAATACCACCTACACCTAATCCTGTCATCATACCAGCTGGAGACAATCCTCCTAAAGCACCAATACCACTTGGACCACCTACTCCCATTCCACTTTCTTGTTCTGGAATTTGTTGTCGATTACTTAATGCATCTATAGCACCTTTACCAATTAACCCAGCACCAACACTACCACCTCCTACAGCTGTACCAAGACCACCTTTTTTTACTACTTTAGGTGCACCACCATCAGGTGTTTTATCCTTTTTTTTAAAAATATTTTTAAACTTATCTTTAGCTTTTGGAATAAGTTTTTGTAATTGTGTTCTTGCAATATTGAAACCTGTAGGTACTGTTCCAGCTACCATTTTTTACTTCCTTGCATTTTGTTCTTTGATTCTTTCATTTTCTCTTTCTATATAACTAATTAGCATGGTCACGTATAAATCTCTTTCAAACGGGATCATGTTTTCAAGATCCTGTAGTGTATATTTATGATGTTGCATCATAGCAAAATTCGTTTGATAGTAATTAGCTAGTGAGTCATGACTCAAACTTACAAAAAAAAATCCATTAAACCATTTAGTTTATGAGTAACTTTTTCCTTACAGTTTTCACATTCATATTCTAAATCATAAGATACTTTAGGCATTGTAGTAAAAAATTTCATAAACTTATCTAAAAATTCTTTTGGAAGTTCACCAACAAAATCATCTAGTTCTTGTTTAGTATAATCATTATAAACATTATCTTTATCAAAAATATTTTCAATACAAAGTGTAATTAACTCAAACAACTCTTCACTTTTAGCAGATGTAACATCTACTTTATCAGTAAGATCTAAATTTGGATATCTGAGTTTCATTCCAAGGCCAGCATCTTCATTAATCATTAATATGTTTGAATGACCTTCTGGAATATTAACTTTTATATCTTGTATAGGTACTACAATTTTATTTAAATGATCACAACCTTCTTTAGTGTGCCTTAAATTCAATTCAATGACTTCACTAACACTTCTTGCTCTTAATTGAAGAAAGATCCATTCAACATCAACTATAGGTAGTTGTTTAACTTCTAATGGAGTTTTAACACAATTAGAAATAACTTTTACAACTGCATCAGTTATTTCTTTTTTATCTTGACCTTCTTGAGCCATAAGAAGCATTTTTTCTTCTTTAACTAAAAAAGGTCTAAAAAATATTTCTTCTCCAGTAGATGGTAATTTTGTTGAATATTCCGGTGTGACAATCTCCGGTAATGGCATTATAACTCCTTAATATAAAATAATTAAAATAATCTACTTGCTACTCTAGCAGCAGTTCCTCCACTCACAGGTCCAACTCTAGTAGCAGCATTACGAACACTATTTACAGCATTCAAACCACCTCCTAGTCCAGTCGCTACACTCCCAATTCTTCTTTGTGCACTTGCAGGAATATTTTGTAACAATCTACCACCAAAAGCAGAAAGTCCAGCACCTATTCCAGTTGTATTTAAAAAACCACCTTGGTTTTCAGTTGCACTTGATGTAAACTCTTCAGTAACTTCATCTTCAAAATACTTATAATCAAATACTACATTTAATCTTACTAGATCATTTGCAGACCAATCCATTTGAATATCTTGTATAGTTCTTGGATATGCTTCTCTTAAAGTACATCTATATACTTCCTTGAAATTTCTACCACCCTCAGGTCTAAAACAATGAATAGTCATACTACAAGTATAATTGTCTATATAATTTAAATTTCTTGTGGCTTCTGTAGGATTATTATCACCTTTAGTTCTATGTGGACCTATAATTAAATCCTGCCATAATTCAAAAAAAACCTTTTCACTATAATCCTTGGACATAAGAAATGTTGCATCAACTGGTTGATATACAGCATTAGTTGGATACTCTCTTACAAGGCCAATGTTTCCTTCTTTATAAGGTGAAGATATAATTATTCTTCCTGGCAAAGAAACTCTTTCACATCTAAAAGCTAAGTTAGTAATACCTTGTTGTTCCCAACCAACAAATTTTTCTTTTTGTTCTTTGAATGCTTTACCTATAAAGTTTGAAAACTTTCCTTTTCTACCTGAAGATGCGGCAAATGCAACATCACTAGGTGAACTAAATGTGAGCATAAAATGTGATAAAGGTGCAACACCACCTTGGTTAATTGTACCAGTGTGATTTGATCTTCCGTTTGGTGAAACTTTTCCTCCAGCCATTATCCTATCATACTCCTACTCTGTCTATAAACTGCATTTTTATTTTTCTTTACAAATCTTTCTGTTGGTAAAAATAAAGCTGTATCCCATTGATCTGCATTAATCTTAACAAACCTACTTCTAACTCTATTAACAAGATACCTCTTTACACAAGGTTTGAAAAATCTAAACTTGCTAGCTTTATTTAGCGCTTCATAGCTTATTCTTATACGTGTATCTTCATCAAATTTTTTGTCAGATGAAATAGTATATAAAGCATCCATTAATCTTGCTCTTAGCTGTGGTGGTAAGTAATGAAGATTAATTCCTAAAAAGGATCCACTATCAATTGCTCTTTGTCTAGTAAAACCTCTTTTAAATGGAAAAATTAATGGAAATCTATCATAGTAAGGTAATGTTTCTTTTAATTTTGGATCATAAAAAAAATGATACATAAACCCAACTTGAGGCTGTCTAGTAAGTTGGACGTTAGGTGCAGTTTTTAAAATTTGGTTTGGAGAAGAACTAACTGTTTGCTCAGCGAGACTTCTAAACCAATTTCTTGCACTTATAGTTCTAGCAGGAACTTGACCAGCTCTTACTCCTTCTTCAACTAACTTCTGATAAATGTATGCTACCAACTTTGTAAACCTAATTCTTTTTCTGTTATTATGACAAAATCCCAGTCTCTATCTTCACAGAACTCTCGAGCTGCTTTCCACTTATAAGTATTTATTGCAAATGTCTTAACTTCATTTATATACCTTTTAGTCTTTCTATTCTGCACTTTAGGTTCTTGAACTTGTTTATATGGTTTAACCTCAACCATTCTTGTATTAATAATTCCTTTTTTATTTCTAACCTTAACTAAAAAGTCAGGATAATATCTATGATATTTTCCATCTATTGGATGTTTATATGGTATAAAAAACTCTTCGCTTTGCCATTCTACCACATGATCATTATTATCAAAATAAATCATCATCTGTTTTTCCCAAGAACTTCGATAAATAATATTAGTAGGATCACCTTTATATTTTTTAGGGTTCTTTGGTTTAAACAATCCTTTGTATTTTGAGAAGATCATACACTATTTTATAAACTTTTAGAAAGAAAGTCAAGTAAAAATGTCTATAATGTCAGCAGGTTTTGGAAGTAAAAGTGGTCAGCTAAAAGCTAATGCTGCAGCTACTAGAAATACAGGTCCAGGATCTACTGCAAGTTTCATGGAAGCAGGTGGTCAACAAAGAGCTGCAACTGGAGCTGCACCTTTAGAACAAACACCAATGGGGACTCCTGATGTTGGACGAGACAGAGGTGGATTACCTTCAGCAAAAGATGAATCTGGACCATTAGCTAGATTAAATAATCCAAATAAGTTTAGAACTATTACATATCCAAGAAACGCTGATGCTGTTGATCATTACATGACTATAAAGGCATTTGAAACTCAATTTTTTCCAGCTTTTGGAGGACAAAGAGAAAATTCAAATACATTAGGTAGAGTTATTTTACCAATGCCTTCAAATCTAATTGCTGGATATAGCCAAGAATATAAAAACGAACAACTTGGAGTAGCTGGTCAAATACTAGGTTCTGCATTAAAAGAACAATTTGATGCTGGTAAAATGACTGGTGCATTAGATGCAACAAGAACAGCATTACAAAACCCAGGATTACAGACAGGAAAAGACGCAATCAATAAATCATCAGATTTTATAGCTGGAACTATTAGATCCTTATCAAGTAAAATAAATGAAGGAGTTGTTAGATCCGTTGCACTTGCAGCTGCAAAAGATGGTGCAGCTACTTTAGCTGGAGCTGCTTCATTAGGATTAGGAGGTGCTGCACTTGCAGCTGGAGCTTCAAAAGGTATTGAAGCGTTTGCAGCTTCACAAGGTTTAGCTAGAAACCCTCATGCAGCTGTAATGTATGACTCTCCAAATTTTAGAGCATTTAATTTTCAATGGGAACTTAGACCTAAGAATTATTACGAAAGTATACAAATAGCAAGACTTGTTGCATTTTTTAAATATTATAGTGCACCAAGTTTTGCAGAAGGTTATAGTAATCACTTTTTTAAGTATCCAAATCAATTTAAACTAAAAATAAAACATGATGAATTTATGTTTGCTTTTGGAGAATGTATTTTAAAGAATTTTGAAGTTGATTATCATGGTGAAGGAACACCACTATATTATGATGCTGCAGGTAGTACTAGATCAGCAAATAGAAGATTAAAAGCACCAGCAGTTGTAAAAATAAGTACAGAATGGCAAGAAACTTCAATTGTAACTAAAGAAGCTATTGAAAGAGAAGGTAGATAATGGCATTTTATTTTAGACCATTTCCTAAAGTTTTTTATGATGTAAAAAAACAAAATAATAAAGATTCAGTGTTGACTAATATCACTGCAAGGTTTAAAGTAAGAGATATACTTAAACAAAAAGCTGCTATATTTTATGATTATACTGTTAAAGAAGGTGATACTCCATCAAATGTAGCATTTAGATATTATGATGATGAAACATTAGATTGGGTTATACTTTTGATAAATGATATAGTTGATCCTTATTACGATTGGCCATTGAGCTATAATACATTTGTTGAATTTATGAAATCATTATATGGAAGTGTTGATACAGCTATGGCAACAACTTATGAATATAGAAAAATTTTAAACAAACAAAGCCATCTAATTGATGGTACTGTCATTCCTGAAAGAACTGTAGTTGTAGATCTAAACACATATAACAGTTTAGCTCCAGCTGATAGAAGAGAGATAGATGCATATGAATATTATGAAGAGCAAAATAATTTGAAAAGAAATATAAAAATATTAGATAAAAGATATTTAGGATCAATAACTTCAGAAGTAGAAACTATATTTAGTTCAGTCTAAAATGACAAGTAATAAAGTACATCCTCATGAAATAGATTCTTTATCTATTCAGTTAATTAGTTTTGATGAAACTAGTGTAATTGACATTACAGATATAGTACCACATTTTAATATCTATGAAAGTGTTTTTGACATTTATGCAACATGCGATTTAATTGTAGCAGATGCTAACCATCTTTTATCTAAACTTCCAATTGTTGGTGAAGAATATGTTGTTTTTAGATACAGGACTGCTGGTTTTACTGCAAGTAAAGAAGAGTATGAGTTAAGAGTTAGATCATTTAAAATTTATAAACTTAGTGAAAGAGCAGAAGATAATGAAGCAACTAATAGATACAAACTACATGGAATAGACGATCATTTTTTTGTTAATGAAGGTCATAACATTAATCAAAGTTTTGTTGGTCAAAATTGTATAGCAGCTTGCGAATCAGTATTCAAGAGTTATTTTGTAGATCCAATAGAATTTAGACCGTTTGACAAAACAGGTGCTAAACAAAATCTTGCACCAAAAAACTTAGTCAACAATCAAAGAGAAATATCTAATAAAAAATATGAGACTTCTAAAGATTTTCAATCTCAAAATAATTCAACTTTGATAGCACCTGGATTAACACCAATTGAAACTATAACTTATTTAAAAAATGAAGCTCTTAACAAAGATCAAAGCGACACTAGTAATTATGTATTGTATCAAAATGTAGAAGGTTTTCAATTAAGAACATTAAGTCAGTTAAAAAATGGAGATGTATTTTATAGTTATTATTTAAAAGATATGGGAGTAAATGATGTTGGAGAAGTTGAAGAAAATAGAATTGATCCAACAACTATGAGCCTAAGAAATAGTATTTTAACATATAATTTTAGAAAAACATTTGATACTATGAATAATCTTGAATTAGGAATGTATGGTAATAGAGTTGTTGCAATTGATTTATTAACTAAAAAATATGATGAACGAATATTTTCATATAACACTGAATGGCCAAATTTATCTCCAATAGAGTCTGGTCCAAATGCTGCTAAATTAATGAGTGACGCTGAGCAAAATATGTATAGCAAAATTGGATCAACACAAACAAGATATATTGCAACTGAATTATTAAGTAATATGATACCAACTGGAAATCCAACACAGTTTTCAAAAAATGAACATCCATCTTACAAACAAACACCATATTTTTATCCAATAGATAAAGAGGATCCTGATGAAATGTTAGATAAATTAAATGGAACTTTAAAGAATGAGGATGCAAAGTTTAGAATGGTTGGTTTTGTAAGAGATGATAATAAACTCAAAAATCCTAAACTTAGACATTTGAAGATAGATAAAGAAATAGGATCCTTGGCTACACTCGATAACATAGTACTAGATATGACTGTTCCTGGAAACAGCGATTTGATGGCAGGAGACATAATTCATGTTTTTATTCCAGATTCACATCAAAAAGAGCAAAGATATTTAAATAATCTTGGACAGGTTGAGCCAAGAATGTTAGTTATTGATGTTAGACAAAGTTATCTAATGTCATCAGGAACTTATACAACTATGATAACTTGTGTAAAAGATAGTTTAAATATTAGTATTGAAAAAATTTCACAGATAGGTAAAGACAGTGGCTAGTGATAAAATTAAAAAACAATATCTAGGATTAAGTGGATTTGTTTGGTTTTTTGGAGTTGTAGAAAATGTTTTAGATCCACTCAAACTTGGAAGAGTTAAAGTAAGATGTTATGAATGGCATACTCCAAGTAGAGGTGCTATACCTATATCAAGTTTACCTTGGGCTCAAGTTATTATGCCAGCTAATAATGCTAGTATATCAGGTGTTGGTACTTCTCCAAATGGTTTAAAACAAGGAAGTTGGGTTATAGGATTTTTCTTAGATGGCGAAGCTGCACAACAGCCAATGATATTTGGATCCATTCCAGGTATTCCTAGTCATGCTGCTCACAAAGATAATAAAGGTATAGGTTTTAATGATCCTGAAGGAAGATTTCCAACAGTTGCACATGAACCTGATACTAATAGATTAGCTCGTAATGATGCCAATAATGCTCATGTTGTTATAGCAGCTAAAAATAATTCTAAAACTTCTAATGTAACTATAGCATTATGTGGTGGTGAAAAACCAGCAGCAAATAATTGGGCAGAACCAAATAGTCCTTATGCTGCTGTGTATCCAAATAACCATGTTTTTGCAACTCAAAGCGGTCATATAAAAGAATATGATGATACGCCAAATAATGAAAGGATTCATGAATACCATAAGTCAGGGACTTTTTATGAGATTGATAGTCAAGGTGTTAAATCAACTAGGATAGTAGCAAATAATTATACAGTAGTAGCAAAGAATGATCATGTTTATATTGGAGGTGTTTGTAATCTCTATATTGGTGCAAACTGTAATACATTTATTTTGAAAGATTGGAATATAGATGCAAACAATGTTAATTTGAGAGTAAGAAACAGCTTCAAAACAACTGCAAATACTAAAGATCTTACAGTAACAGGAGATAGTAAAGAAACAGTTACTGGAACAACACATATCACAAGAGCAGCACTTAATGAAACTTCAGCTGCAACTAGTCAGAGATATACTGGTAACTATACAGTAAGATATGATCTTACAAGTGAATTTCATCACGAAGGAGATAGAAAAACATTTAGAGGTAAAGACGATTATGCTAGACACGATACAGGTGTTGATTATAGTTGTCCTTCTGATCCATCAAGAACATCAGACGAGAATTGTGATGATTTAACAGTACCTACAGTACCAACTTCAGCAACTGCAGTAGCTAATACTGATAGAACAGATGATGAAGTACAAGAAGCTAAAGACTCTCTTGGAGATTAATACCAACAATTGATATAAATAATGTAAAAGGAGATAATTATGGATATACATGAAACTTTAGTAAGTCTTTTCAACACATATACAAATGAGAATGAAAAGGCTGTATCAGGAAATAAAAGTGCTGGTACTAGAGCTCGAAAAGCATTGAGTGAGATTTCGAAACTATGTAAAGATAGACGCAAAGAGATCCAAGATATGAAAAATAATTAAGAGGAATAAATGTCACAGTTTCCAATTATCAATAATGTAGTTTATAAAGATTTTGATACTTTATTTGATATACATCCTGTAACTAGAAAACTTAATGTTTTAGTTAATGAGAAAGCTGTAGCTAGATCTGTAAAAAACTTAGTTTTAACTAATAAAGGTGAAAGACCATATCAACCATTTTTAGGTTGTGATGTTAGAAATAGATTATTTGAACTTAATGATAGATTTACAGAAGATGAAATAATTGATAATATTACAGAAACTATTAATCAATATGAACCTAGAGCAGAATTACTTAGTGTATTTGCAGATGTAAAACCTGATCAAAATGCTGCTGATGTTACTATTACGTTTAGAGTTGTTAATCAAACACAAGAAACTACTGTTAATTTTTTTCTAGAAAGAGTTAGATAATGGCTGGAGCAAATAGTACTATAAGAGTAACAGATTTAAATTTTAATAATATAAAAACTAATCTGAAAGCATTTCTAAGAGGTAAGCCACAATTTACTGATTATGATTTTGAAGGAAGTGCATTATCTAATTTAATAGATCTTCTTGCTTATAATACTTACTATAATTCAATATACACTAACATGGTTGGCAATGAAATGTTCCTTGATAGTGCACAAATAAGAAATAATGTAGTTGCTAGAGCTAAAATGTTAGGTTATACTCCAACATCAGCTAGAGGATCTACAGCATCATTAAATGTTACTATCACTCCTTCTACTAATGTTACAAGTGTTACTATTCCAGCTAACACATTATTTACTTCAAGTATAGATGGTGTTCAGTATAAGTTTACAACTCAAGAAAATTACGTACTATTACAATCTACTGGATATACTAGTAATTCAGTAGTTATAAAAGAAGGAGAGCCTTTACAAGAAAGAATAACTGTTGATACATCTACAACTGGACAAAGATTTATTTTAGCTAACCCTGCAATTGATACTACAACTATTAAAGTACAAATTCAAACTGGTGGATCTAATACAGCATTGAGAACATTTACACAAGCAAGTAATTTAGTTGATGTACAAGCAAACAGTCAAGTTTATTTTATTCAAGAAAATGAAGATGGAAAGTATGAATTACTTTTTGGTGACGGAGTTTTAGGTAAAGCATTAGATAATGGTAATATAGTTATTGCAAATTATAAAGTTGTAAATGGTTCAACTACAAACGGTGCAAATAATTTTGTAGCACCTAGTGCACTTGGTGGCGAAGCATCATTTACAGTATCAGTTGCAAATTCAGCATCTGGAGGTGCTAATGCTGAAACAACTTCAAGTATAAAATTTAATGCACCTAAAAGTTTTCAAAGACAAAATAGAGCTGTTATAAAAAATGACTATGCAAGAACATTACTTGCAGAAGCTCCAGATCTTCAAGCTATAAGTGTATGGGGTGGAGAAGATAATGATCCTCCAATTTATGGTAAAGTTTATATTGCAGCTAAACCAAAAAGTGGAAATTTATTATCAGATCAAAGAAAGGCTGAGTTGTCAACACTTCTTACTTCAAAAAATGTTGTAACTATTTCTCCAACATTTGTTGATGCAACTTTTTTATATGTTGTACCAAGAATTACTGTAAGGTATGATGTAGCAAAAACATCTGAGCAAGCATCTGCTATCTCTGATAAAGTTGCAACAGCTGTTAGAAATTTTGAGACTTCAGACCTAAGTTTATTTGATAGAAAGTTTAGAGAAAGTGTTTTTATGGATGATGTTGTNTCAAGTGATACAAGTATATTAGGTGCNAANATNACNTATTCAATGATGAAAAGATTTACTCCTAATCAAAANATTACAACTTCATATAGTATAGCATTNAANAATGGNATAAGTAANCCTCATGCAGGACANTATGGTGCTATATCCAGTACTTCTTTTACATTTCAAAATCAAACTTGTTTNTTAGATGATGATGGTAATGGTGTACTTAGAATTTATTATTTNGATTCTCAAAANAANAAAACTTATCTTAATACTTCAGCTGGTACTGTAAATTATAGTTCAGGTTTGGTTGTTATNAAAAGTGTAATTATTACAAGCTCTGGTACTATCGAAGTNAATGCTAAACCAGCNATNAATGATATTAGTCCAGCTAGAAATATGATATTGTTAATCTCAAAAGCTGCTATAGATGTTGTTAACGATTCAACTGGTGCAACAGAATCAAGCGTTTCAAATGTAACTACCGCAGGTACAACTGAAACAATTTCAAGCGAAACTAGTTCAATCTTATCTACAGGATCAACAGGTGGTGTAACTAATCTGGTGTACTAATGGCTGTTTCAAGAAAAGTATCTGATCAGATAGGCCAACAGGTACCTGATTTTATAAGAGAAGATGCACCATTATTCAGAGCATTTGTTGAAGGATATTATGAGTTTCTTGAACAAGGTACTAATGCTTTAGATGCAAGTAGGAATCTTTTAAATTATCAAGATATAGATTCAACTATAGACAAGTATGCTGAGTATCTTAGAAGAGAAATAATTCCAGATATTCCAAGAGTAACACAAGCAAATACTCACTTCTTACTCAAAAGAGCTAAAGACTTATATACTTCAAGAGGATCCGAAAAGAGTTACAAATTATTATTTAGAGCATTATACAATCAAGAGATAGAAATATACGATCCAGGTGAAAGTATATTAAGAGCTTCAGATGGAAGATTTGTAAAAGAAAATAGTATTAGAGTTGGTGATCCTGCATTAGGTAATACTTCATTATTATTAGGACAAAATATAACTGGTCTAAGTAGTGGTGCTACTGCTAAAGTAGAAAGAATTAACAGAACAACTGAATCTGGATTTATTGTACAAGAGTTATTCTTATCAGGTATCAGTGGTGACTTTCAAGATTTAGAATTAGTCAGAAATAGTGGTAATACTGTTAATGCAACTATCTATAATATTACTGGTGCTATAACAGGTATCAATTTAGCTGATAAAGGTGCTGGTTATGTTATTGGTGATAGTTTAACTTTATCTACTCCAACTTCAACAAGAGACGGTACAGCAACAGTCGCAGAAACAGATAACTTTAGTGCAATACAATTTGCTGTATCCCATGGAGGTAAAGGTTATACATTAGGAAATAACATTGTTGCTGTAACAGCTGACGATAATGGTACAGGTGCATCATTTTATGTTTCTTCTTTGAGTAACACTGAAGTTTTATTAATTGATAGTGATGATATATCTGCTGTTGCGGATGTTCCGTTAAATGTAACAGGTGGTACAACTAACTCAAATACTAATACTGCTTTTGCAAGATTAGGAGCTAATGCGAGAACATTAAGTGCTAACTTAGCTACAGCAAATGTAAATAGTAAACTTGGAAGTGCTTTAGCATTTACTAATACAACAGTTGGAACAATCAATAGTGTTTATACAACAAGTTATGGATATAACTATGTTAATATTCCATCCATATCAGTTAGAAATCCAGCAGTAGCAGAATTAAGATTAGTTGATCCAGATAGACCAACTACATTCAAAGGAAATAATGCTATCATAACTGCTACTCATGTAGACGGTGCTTTAAAATCAACAACAGTAACAGATGGTGGATTAAGTTTTAACAAATATGAAAACTTAACTATTGTTAATAATACAAGAACACCTGTAGCTAATGCAAGTGGATTACCTTCGATTACAGGTTTAAGATCATATGAAGGTAAGTATACAGATACAAAAGGTTTCTTATCTTGGAATAACAGACTACAAGATAATTTTTTCTATCAAGTTTACAGTTATGTTATTAGATCAAAAACTGCTTTACAAAAGTATAGACAGTTTGTAAATGATTTACTACATCCTGCAGGTACAAAAATGTTTGGTGAGTTTACACAAACAAGTAATGTATCAGTAGGTACTTCAGTTGCAAGTAATGTATCAACTAAGACAAGTGCATTTACATTTGACTCAGTTGCACTTACATTTGATTCTAGTAATACTACATTTGACGCTTTTTAATATAAATAGAAACAAGGAATAGAA